CAGGATCATTAGAAGAAATGATGCGCAGGGTCGCACAGGAACAACAACCCCAACAGCCTCAATATGCGCAGCCGCAGCCTGTGATTACGCCAGAGATTATTGCTCAGATGGTGGCTCCTTACGCCATGCCCAGCTCGGGTGCTGGTGTATCTCAGTTCTTGACGGGGAATCTTGGAATTCCAATGCAGTTCAATGTCGACCTGCCCGCTTACAATATGCCTCAGTTTAGCCCTGGCGACTTTAGTAAGTTTATGCAGATCCAAAGCCAAGGGACACCAGAAAACCCAGTGATTCCAGTTTACAACCCGCAAACAGGCGGTTACAACAGTCCGGGTGGCTAAGTTTGTATAGCGAACGAGCAAAAACTTTACTGCAAGACGATATGTTTTTGTATCTTGTAGACAAGCAAAAAGAGTTGTATATTAACAACATATTAAACAGTGCAGAGGATGATGTTGAACTCAGAGAGAGATCCATTATCAAGCTGCGAGCAATAGATGAGTTTATGGCGTCAATCGAATCTATCTCTGTCCAAGACAAAGTAGAGAAGAAACGCCTCAAGATTTTTTAACAACAGGAGTCGTAAATGGAAAACACCAATCCGCAAGGAAGTGTTGAAACAGTAGGCGATGCAGCCAATGCGTTTTTGAGAATGATGGAACCCGAGGAGCCGCAAGGCCAACCCGAAGAAGAAGTCGATGAGGCTCAAGAACAAGAGGCTACCGAGGAAGACGAAGAAGAAGTCCAAGAGACCCCGCGTTATCGGGTAAAGACCGGTGACGAAGAAGTTGAGGTCGACCTTGATGAACTTATCAAAGGCTATTCTCGAACATCTGACTACACCAAAAAGACGCAGAATCTAGCGGAGCAGCGCAAGGTTGTCGAGGCCGAGCGCTCACGGATAGATGAAGCTGCCAGATTACGCGACCAGTATGCCCAAAGGCTGCAAGTTATTGAGCAGTTGCTCACACAGCCGGAGGAAGATTTAAACGCTTTGAAAGACCAAGATCCTATTGGATACGCGGTCAAGATGGGCGAGAGGATGGAAAAGGAAAGGCAACTTGCCGCTGTTCGTCAAGAGCAGCAACAGATTGCAACCCAGCAGCAGGCAGAGTACCAACAACGCTTGCAGGCAACTTTGTCATCAGAAGCGGAACGGCTTAAGGCCGCAATCCCGGAGTTTGCTGATAAAGAGAAGGGTGAGTCTGTACGGCGGGAACTGAGAGACCTAGCAAAGTCTGTTGGGTACTCAGATCAAGAGTTGTCGGCGGTGTATGACCATCGCGCACTTCTCGTTCTCTACAAGGCGGCGCAGTACGACAAGCTGACGAAAGGCAAGGTACAGACCAATAAAAAGGTCTCTGAAGCACCTCGAATGCTCAAACCAGGCACGACGCAACCTCGTAACGCGAAAGATGACCAGTTAGGTAAGCTGCGGAAACAACTTTCTAATAGTGGAAAGAAAACAGACGCGGCAAGACTTTTTGAACAATTCTTGTAAAGGAAAACTATCATGACTGTACCTTCAAATACCTTCCAAGCGCACACCGCCATTGGTATGCGCGAAGACCTGAGCGATATGATTTATGACATTTCGCCCAAAGATACACCCATTATGTCGTCTATCGGCAAGACCAAGGCGACTGCTGTAAACCACGAGTGGCAGACAGATGTGCTGGCCGCCGCTACCGCGTCTAACGCTCAGATTGAGGGCGATGACGCGACTGCTGCTGTTATCACTCCTACCGTGCGTCTTGGTAACCGTACACAGATCGTTGCAAAGACGATCCAGGTTTCTGGAACTTTGGAAGCAGTAGACAAAGCTGGCCGTAAGTCTGAGAAGGCTTATCAGTTGGCCAAGGCTTCTGCTGAACTGAAGCGCGACATTGAAACCATCATTACGGCCAACCAAGGTCAGAGCGCTGGTTCGACAACGACTGCCCGCACAATGGGCGCTCTGTTGTCCTGGATCAAGACCAACACCAACAAGTCGTCAGGCACGACCGCTGGTGTAGATCCCGCAACCGCCGGCACTTCTACCCGTACAGACGGCACAACCCGTGCGTTTACCGAGACCATCCTCAAGGATGTCGTTCAGAAGGTCTTTACTTCTGGCGGCACACCTGCGGCTCTGTTTGTCGGCCCCGCACTGAAGCAAGTCGTGTCAACCTTTGCTGGTATCGCTGAAACCCGTATCGCTGCTAAAGGCGACGCTCCGACGACCATCATCGGCGCGGCAGACGTATATGTTTCGGACTTTGGCAACATCAGCATTGTGCCTAACCGCTTTATGCGTAGCCGTGACGCGCTGGTACTTGATCCTGAGTACGCAGCACTGGCTTACCTGCGGCCCTTCCAAACGAACGACCTGGCCAAGACCGGCGACTCTGAGCGTACCCAGATCCTTGCCGAACTGACCTTGGAAGTCCGTAACGAGGCCGCTCATGGCGGAGCATTCGACTTAGCTGCTTAAGTGTTAGTAACCTACCTCATGGGTGGATTGGGCAATCAAATGTTCCAGTACGCCTGTGGGGTGGGTGTTTCAGAGAGGTGCGGTAAACCTCTGTACCTAAACAAAGATTCTTTCCACGGTTATCACAGAAAACTGCTCATAGACAAGTTTCCGATCCAAGCAGAGTTTTCTCCCCAAATAAACCCAGTAATAGACGAGCAGGGCTTTGCCTATAACGAAAGTATAGAGACTGTGACTTCAGGGATGTTGCGAGGTTACTGGCAGTCTGAGAGGTACTTTGAGCATTGCAAAGACCGTATCCGCAAGGACTTTTGCCTACCTTCCAAGCCCAACAACGGGGTTGCGGTTCATGTCCGCAGGGGAGACTATTTAAAGGATACAAAGGCAGGGACTTTTACATATTCTCTGACGACATGGAGTGGTGCAAAGAGAACATAAAAATGCCCGGTGAGATGTGGTTTGTAGAGGGTGACGAATTTGTACATTTAACTGTTATGGGGGGCTGCGAATCGCATATAATTGCAAACAGTACCTTTTCTTGGTGGGGCGCGTGGCTGTCAGGCTCAGAAGATGTAACAGTCCCGATGCCGTGGTTTTCTAACGGTCTAGACACGAAAGATTTAATACCTAAAACATGGCAATCTTTTCAGTTGACAAAGCAACCAAAACAATAGAGACGGCGCAGGCAGATGGTGAGGGTGGGTTAATCATCACAACCACACAAGACTGCACCGACATTATCGAGAACAACAAGGCTCAGTACGCCCAAACAGACGAACGAACGAGGTACGGAGATTGGGACAAGGTAGCAAGTATCCCCCTTGCGGTGTTTCAAGACCTAAACACACTGGGCATTTGTAAAGGTTTTGCGGTGACAGACCAAAAGAAGTTTAAAGAGTGGCTGAACAACCCCGAAAACAGGTATTTCAGAACTAGACCGGGGAGAGTGTGATGGGCAAGGTTGCCAATAAGATACAAAACAAAGGTTTAAAGGTAGCAATCTGCATCCCCTGTAGAGACACTATGGTGGCTTCTACGGCCTTTGACTTGGCAAGAATGTCTGCGTATGACGCAAGGAACAGGAAAGGCTCTCTAGCCTTTTATACGGTCTCTACGACGCTCATATTTGAGGGCAGAGAGAGGCTTGCTGAAGCGGCTCTAAAAGACGGTGCGGATGTGATTCTTTGGATAGATTCGGACATGAGGTTTCCAAAGGACACGGCGTAAATGCGGTAACAAGACAGAAACCGGCATTGCCAACTGCCAAGAATTTTGTAATGATTGCGGAAGATGTTGGCCTGTGGAAAAAAGTTGATTCTCGTGGTAAAAGCGGACTAGAAAAAGTAACTGCGGTGGGCTGTGGGGTACAGATGACCCGCAGGCAAGTGTTTGAGAAGCTGCCTAAACCTTGGTTTGAGTTTGTAAAGGTTAAAGGGAATCAGTGGGTAGGCGAGGATGTATATTTTTGTATACGCGCCCACGATGCTGGCTTTGATACTTTTGTTGACCACGATTTAAGTAAGCATATTGGCCACGTTGGTCAATACGATTATCGGTGGGACGATGTGGATGTGATTCCAGAGGACTAAATGGCTCTAGCAAACTATTCTGACTTAAAGGCTACGGTAGCGAACTATCTTGGTCGGTCTGACCTTACTAGTCAAATTGCTGACTTTATTTCCCTTGCGGAAATAAGGCTTGCCCGTGCGCTTCGTATCCGTGAGATGCTAAATACCGCCACGGCCACAATGACCGCCGGAGACCCCACCGTTGGACTGCCATCAGACTTTTTAGAGATGCGGGACTTGTTTGTAGAGGGAAGCCCACGGATGCCCGTGTCTTATCTAACCCCGTCTAGCTTTACCAGAGACCTAAACTCAGGACTTTCTGGGAAGCCTGTTTATTACACCATGCGCGGAAGTGAGTTTGAGTTTGGGCCAGTACCAGATGCTGCCTACGATATTCAGATGATTTACTACGCCAAACCACAAGAATTAAGCAATGCAAACCCGTCTAATGCGTTTATGGCCAAGTGTCCAGACGCTCTTTTGTATGGTGCTTTAGGCGAGGCAGAAAGCTACCTTATGAATGATCCAAGGCTTGCTTTGTGGGCCGAACTGTACAGAAACGCAGTAGCAGACCTGTCCGTATCAGACGACAAAGCTGAGTACGCAGGCGTTCCTTTATTTATGAAACTTTCCTAGAGGTAAATCATGGCAGAATTTTCGAACTATCTTGAAGACAAGTTGTTAGACCACGTTCTAAACAATGTGGCCTATACATCCCCGACCACGACATTTGTGGCTCTGTTTACAGATAACCCAGGCGAGGGCAATACCGGAACGGAAGTAACTGGCGGCTCTTATGCTCGTCAGGTTCTGTCCGTTGGAGCCGCGTCTAGTGGAGTGTGTACAAGTGATGCGGATGTGACATTCCCTCAGTGTACAGCCACATGGGGAACTGTTACGCACATCGGTATCTATGATGCGATAACCACCGGAAACCTCTTGATGTACACGCCTCTGACGACCTCTAAGACGATTGATGTAGACGATATTTTAAAGATCAGTTCTGGAAACTTAACGGTCACTTTGGACTAATATGACCACGATTATCACTCGTGCGGGCAAAGGCTCACATCTTACATATGATGAGACTGATGAGAACTTTAACAACCTGAACGATGATAAGTTGGAATCGGTCAATAACTTGAGTGACGTCAACGCATCTTTATCTAGAACAAACCTTGGTCTAGGCTCTATGTCTACGCAGAACTCTGACAACGTAACCATTACTGGCGGCTTTCTTAGAAGCCAGAGTGTTGCGGATTCATCCTTGGCGATTAACCTAACCAAGTTGGTGCTATGAGTACGATCATCACCAGGGCAGGAAAAGGCTCCCCCCTTACTCATGTAGAGCTAGACGCTAACTTTGTAAATCTAAACGATGACAAGTTAGAGGCGAGCAACAACCTAAGCGACTTAGATGATGCGTCTGTAGCCCGCACGAACTTAGGTTTAGGAACGATTGCTACACAGGATTCGGATGATGTAAGCATCACGGGCGGCACAATCAATACCATTGCGGTGGCACAGTACGAACAATTTATCACCATTGCCAAACTTAATTTAATGGGTCTATAACATGGCTAAATCTACTGCTCTTAATTTTACGCAAAATATAAAACTTGCTGCGGCAAAAATTCTACCTGCGGACACTACATCTTTGGTTACTTTGTACACCGCTGGAACAGATGATGCCGTAGTAAAAGCAATCAATGTTCAGTCTACGGATACCGCCGCACGAGTGGTTCAGTTGTGGGTTAATAACGGCTCTGCGGACTTTTTAATTGGTGCGGTCAACATCCCATTACGAGCCGGAGACAACGGCACAGCGGCTACCGTAGACCTTTTAGGAGGTACTCTTATGCCGAGCCTGCCTTACGACAGTTCGGGCAAAAGAATTCTTCCCTTGCCGGGCGGTTATATTCTGAAAGTCAACTCTCAAGCCACAGTTACATCTGCTAAGGAAATTACTTTTGTCTGCATGGCTGAGGAGTACTAATGCGCCAAAAGCTGTCAGAGGGTGCAAAGCCCGGTTATGACGCGCGTGTAGGAGCAGGACTAGGTAGAGGCCCTAACCTGCGTAATAAGACTCCTGCTGCACCGTGGTCTGGCACATGGCCTGCCCCTAGAGCAACCCTAGACCTAGACTTTGC